TCACACTAATCCCTACTCTTTTTCCCAGAAATGTAGGGTTGGATGCAGTGTAGGGTCCGATGCAACTCCAATATATATTTAATTTTTTGAACAAAATAAATTCTCTGGTAGAATATCAGATTTACCCTACACACCCTACACACCCTACACTTTTGATAATATTGGGATAAAAGAGTAGGGATTAGTGTGAGGAATCCCAGAAATCTGGAGTGTAGGGTCCAAAATCCACCCTACACTGACCCTACACTCTCTCAAATGACCCTACACTTTCGTATCCACCCTTGCTTAAACATATTGTCCAAGATAGTTTCCAGCATCCATCGTATAGCCGTCCCCAGAGGAGTTCTGATTGACACTACCAGCATTAACTGGTGCTTGTATAGGGTTATAGTTGATAATTAGTTGTTGTAGAGCCGGTAGTCTCTGAATGACTTGTCTATTTACTTCGCCCATCAGTTGTTGAGACGCTACTAATTCTTCATTCGCACCTACACCACGAGCCAACTGAAGTTCTTGTAAAGCGAAAGAAAGAGTATCATCATAAATGTCATACACCATTTTAATAAGGTCATCTAATCTATTAACTTGTTCTTGATTTAAGTAGTTGAATCTTGGAGCAATATCTTTAATGTAATCTTTTAGTGTATTACCCAGTTTGAGAAGTTGTCCCATTTGTCCTCTAAATGAACCGACACCAGTGATGGTTCTAACTACGGCACGTTGATTCTGTTCCAGAGCGTGTTGAATGTGGTCTCCTATTTCTTCCCCAGTGGGAAAAAGTCTTTGTCTTCCTCTTTGTGGTCTATCAGGAGTAGGGGGTAAAGGAGCACGATGAATCCGGTTGGCTTCTTCAGATTGTGTTCCAATAGCGAATAAATAAGTGTGTGATTCTTGCAATAGAGCGTAAATCAGGTACAACATTTTCTCTAAAGAGAGGAACAAATCATCGGCTTGTGCATCCATTCCTTCAAAAGTAAGAAGTTGTGTATTGGTGTATTTTTCAAGAAGTAGTTTATTGATACGCCTTTTGATACGATTGTCGTATTCTAATTCACTTGTCTGATAAGCAGGTAGCATATTTTATATATTAACCCTATATAAAATATTTGTCAATTATTTGAATGCTAAAGTCTCTAAACAATTAAAGGAAACGACCCAAAGGGGAATGCTTGGGGTCACCTCCCATTCCTCCGCCATACAATCCTTCTTCTTTTACGATTCTGGATGCTTGTGGAAGACTACATCCTCGTTCAGCCATAACTTGTTTAACAATTTGGGCACGTTCGTGCCTTGCACCACCTTTAAGGTCCCTACCCATTTCGTGGAATGATTGGGTCTTGAACACCCCCTTACCACCGGATTGGGCTCCTCCTCTTCTTCTCTGATACATACGTTTAATATCAGAGCCTAAATCTTCAATATCGTCAATTGCTTGGCGAACTTTATCACCTCTTCCTTCTCCAGCAAGATAACTCGCCAACATTTGTTCGCCTACATCGGTACCAACACGGAGAGCAGATTTTCCAACCTCTTTACCGATTGATTTTCCAATTTTTCCCATACTAATTTTACCACCGGCTGGTTCGGATGAACCAGACAAGGCTTCTTTAATGGTTTTCTTGGCGTAATCTTTCACAATAGGGGTGGCTGTCTTAATCACGTGGTCTGCGATTTTCTTGGTAATGGGGTGGGAAGCAATCTTTTTTATGCTCAATTTACGACCACCGGACATTCCTTGTTGTTCGTCTTGCATCATACTACTAACAAGACTATCAATACCTTTCTTAAGCATTTTCTCTCCTTGTTTTTGCACAATAGGAGTTGCTTTTTTAATAATAGTTTTGGTGACAGGGTGAGAGACTGCTTTCTTGAGTGAGAACTTTCCACCGGCTGGAGGTCTGCCTCTTCTTCGTCCAGCCGCCGCCATCATTCCAACCTCTGCACCTTCCATTAGTCCCTCATCAACGGCAGGGTTTGTAAGAGCATTTACCAAATATTGAGTAGCAACGGCTTCCGCTGGTCCTTGTAGGGCTTTACCTACTTTCTTAAATGCACTTCCAATTCCTTTTCCGCCAATTTGTCTAAAATGACCATCTGGTCCCATAATAGAACCAATTGCGACAGGTCCTCCTCTATAACCACCAACAGGGTTTCTCATTGACAATTCAGGATGTAAATAGTCAGTATAAGGGTTAGAGCCTCTTTGGAGGTATTTTCCTTTACTTAAAGCAGTTGCGGATTGAAATCCAGAGTTTGATACTTGTGAATGGGGCATACCCATTAAGTTCTCGTAGTCGTAGCCAGTTATCGCATCAGATTTACCTTTGGGCATATTCTATATATATTGAATATATAAAATATTTTCTTATAGGACTTTATTTAAAATAGCGAATTTACCAGTAATTTTTTTTCCAATTATTTTATCAGCCACCAATTTCTTTGCAACAGATTTTACCTTTTTTGCTAAACCTTTCTTTTCGGCACCACCACATAAAATCCCCATTTCGCATCCTTTTGGAGATTCGCCACGTTGAATAAAATGCAGTTTCTTTCCACCAACAAATTCTTTTGGGTTTTTAAATTCGTGTCCCACTTCTTTGGGTGTTTTGAATAGTTTTCCCCCAACCGATTTGGGGGTATATGTGGCTGGGTCACTGCCTAAAGGTTTCATACCGCCTTTTGGTCTTCCTCTTTTTTTCGGTAAAACATCGTGTATTTGACCTAAAGTTTCCTCACCCTTCATAACAAGAGTTTTTCCAACTTTTCCCATTTTGGGAGTACGATAGGAGATTGGTCTTGCAACTTCACCACGTTTTCCAACCATAAAAGTATTCTGTCCAGCCCCTCGTTCTCGTTCTTCTTGAACGTATTTGAGTGTATGATGGATAGGAGTGGTAGAATCAATAAAACGACCCCCACCAGAAATGGGGGGAGTCATACGAACCCTACCGGTATATTGTCCAGAAGGAGCCATTAAAGTGGCTGGTCCTCCTATAGCCGATTCTAATGCTGACATTCCATAATTACTAAATACATCGTGAATTTCTGGATAATGTAATGCGGTAGCCCCAATCATTCCACTTCCTCCACTTGCAAATCTATCACGAACAATATCACCCTGTCCTAAACCGACTTGTCCGTAATTTCTTTGTTTTACATAATACGTTTCTGGTTGCGGAATTGATTCAACAAAAGCAGAAGGGTATCCTCTTTGTATGTCTTCTAAATCCGCTAAAGTTAATGCTATTCGTCTATTCTCTGGAGTATCCAAGTTGTTATTATAGTTGTGGAACATTATATATATTACTTATATATAATTTTCGTGTGAAACAATTTCTAAAAGAGATATTTTGTTGGTCGTATTTTTATGTTATACTTGAGGGAATGTGAGAAAATATTCCACATATTAAAGTGAGAAAAAAATATTTCTAAACCGGTTTAAATTAGACGTATCTGCGGACACCTCCTGAATGGGCGGATTGTCCTCCTGACGATGAGCCAGTTCCCCTACCTCTCATACGTCCAAGTTTTCCAATCAACATTTTTCTCAAGGCACCAAAGTTCGCCATTTTACCTCCAACCATTCTGGTGTATTCTGGAACCTCAAGGGCTGGAACTTCGTCTTCAGTGGCTGTGGAAACAACCATCTCTTTCGTAAGGATACCAGTATAAATAGCACTGCTTCCTGAAGCATTCACCATAATACCGCTATTCATACAGCAGATAACGATTTCTGGGACTATAGAACTTGAGTAAGGATTGGTGCAAGTAATCTGGATTTGGAATTGAAATTGTCCAATTGAACCGCTTGAAAGCATCGCTGGTAATGATAGAGCCATTGCTGGTGATAGAACAAGAAGAGAACCAATTGTCTTAACAGATGCCCCAGTTCCTGTAGCGTTGTCATTAACAGACTGGACCCCTCGCCACTCATTATAACTTTGGCTACTCCCTGCTTCCACAGAAAGTTTCCACAACTGCTGGGCAGAAGAAGACGACAAAAGCCCACTTTGGTTGTTCAAATTTACACTGATTGAAGTAATAGGGAAGAATGAATCAGAGTCAGTATTGGTCATATCAACCATCGGCTTACGGACACAGATGATGAATTTATCTGGAAGTTGGTTAAGTTGAATGTTTTGGGATGTAAGAGTAGCAGTTGCTCCAGCCGAAACAGATGAAGAACTATTACTACTTAAGTAGCGTGGGAAGTCGCTATAAGGTAAAACTTGTCTGCTTGGGATAAGGTCAGTTGATTGTGTTGAAAGGAAGTTCAACAAAAGACTGGTACTTCCCTGAAATGGGTTGCTGGAAACGTTATATACACCGAAGAATGTTGAATGTGTGTATCCAGATGTGGAAGTTCTCCAAAGTCTCTTACAAGTAGAATCAAGAGTAGCAACCAAGTTGATTGTATTTATTCCGCACATTCCACCCATATTGTATTCTGGGTTAGAGAAGATATAAGGACTCAAGAAAAGAGGCTCTGTTGGTGTGGTTACAATTTGGGCAATAAAGAAATTTGTAGCATTTGTAGAGATAGGAGAATTACTTAAAAATGCACCTGCGGAATTGTATTGAGAAAGAACAATTGAACAAGGGAAAGCACCACGAGGACACTGGTCAAGGTCGTATGACTGGGTATTGAACGAAGCCAAAGGATTGTTAGAAGCCAAAACACCATCAGAGTAGTTAAAATAGGCTTGGTCTGGTAGTGTGGGTGCATAACTATTCCATCGGTAAAGTTCTCTGGAGTCATTCATTCTCAACAACTGGGGAAGAATATCCTGTAAGTTAAGACTGACGTTTGTGTTATTGATTTGAGAACTCAAGGTGAGCATACTCATCGCAAGTGGAAAGGGAGCCAAAGCATCAGTAAGACCATAATTGAATGCGGTATCTCCAATTGGAACATTATCAACACGATGGTAGAATGAAAAGTTCTGTGCCTCAAGAAGCACCTCTCGGTTTAATACAACCGACTCGGAGGGCAACTGAACATTAAATACAAGCGAACTGGGACTCGTAGATACAGCGGAAAAACGTTGAAAAGTATTGTTAGATGCTCCCTGATAAACACCATAAACCTGTTGGTCAGTGATTTGAGCAAGTTTGGAATCACGGATGAGTGCAGTTTTGAAGTCTGTCATCTTTATATATTCTACCAAGATATTATTTTTTCAACGGATGAAACAAAAAAATAATATCACCTAAAGAATTGCTAAATTACATCTAAAGAATCCATCACATTCTTAAAACCCCTCCTCTTAATGGTAATTTCTGGCTTTTCCTATAATGGTCTTGGTCATTTCCATCAGAACCAGTTAATGTCTTTGTGTGGTCTTTCAAGACATTATAGATTGCGGATACTTTTGTAAATAGGAGTTTGATTGTGCAAGATGAACCACCTGATAAAGTCATTGGGATAAGTTCGCCTAATTTGGTTCTCCAGAATACCGATATTTGAATGTTAGTTAAAGCACCTGAACCGGTCATACTTATACGTCTGTATTCGGCGGTAGGATTGTATTGAAGATTGGGTTTATAGACTAAATCACCACTTTCTAAATCAGTCAAGATAAGACCAAAATTTGCGTTGTTTCCAGATAAAGCCTGAACAATATTACCCTCTGAAATGATTTGTGGAGCAGACAACTGGTTAGGAACGATTGGTAATTGAGACGAAGTAAATACGATTCCAGAAACTGGTGTTATGTTGTTAATCGTGCTAAACTCTTGGAAGGTCTGAATGAAATTCTGTTGTGTGGGTTGAGATGCACTTGTTAAAGTGGGAACTAAAGTCAAGTTAGAACCGACAAAATCGTGGAATAATATCCTAAAGTTCGCTCCGTCCGTAATTTGCGGACCAGTTCCAAAATTTACCGATGGGAATGTGCTAAACAAGTTGTATAACTGCGTATTAAAATATATTTGACAAGCATTAGGGTTTTCTACAGATGGATTGCTTAAACTATTTACGCTAAAGGCTGTTTGATTTGCACCGATAATAAAGGACAGAGTGGTAGGGTCAAATACAAAAGTAGGACTATATATACCATTCAAGTCAGTATATCCAGCAGTCGTAAGTTGTGCATCTAAATTAGTAATACAATCATAAAGAGTTTCCTGAATACGAACCGCCAACCAGTCAAAATTATAAGAATAATAGTAGTCATTAAAAGTGGCTTGGAAACCAGTTCCAGTCGCATTAGGAGGAGGAGGTACTTGAGCATTTACATTCTGTGGAACCCATATAATAGGTTGTTGCTGGGTATATATTGTTCCTGCTGGAGCCCCAACCGGAGTAATCTTCATCGTAATCTGATACGTTGTAAGGTTAGCGTTTCCCTGATTCGGTTCTATAAGAGGAATGAATACTGGTAGCGTTTGAGACTCAAGTGAGAAACGAACAACTGATACATTATAATCTCCTGTATTTGAGACAATAGGATTCGTTCTATTCTCTGTATAGTTAATTGGAACATACGGAGTCACGTTTCCTAAAACGTTTGTCATAATTACGTCTAAATAAACATTATCTGGGTCTTCTGGAACATTAGATACTCTTGACTTGCTTACTACGTGGGAATTGTCTGCGTGGTTTAATAGAGACATTATTATATACTAACTATATATATTTTTCTAAATCTAAATACTCCATAAACAAAAAAATGCCTAAAATTCAGATTATTTATTGATTTTTACAATAAGATTATTACAAAATAAATAAATTAGATTCATTTTTGATTACTTATAGTGAAAATTTATAAATTTTAGCAATTAAATAACTTTTTATAATCTTTTATTTAGATTTATTTCTATTTAATCTAATTTTATGATTTAAAAGTGTAAAAATCATAAAATATCTGATATTATGCAAGTCTTGTCGCAGTTATTCCTGTTCCTACTCCTCCACTACCTTGCTGAAAAATTACACTACCACTTGCGTAATCTATATTATAAAATAAAACGAAATCAGTAGAGGTATATACGTCTATTACCGCACCTAATTGCTTAAATTGAACTTGCGTTTCAGTCCAAATTTCTCCTTGTGTCGGATTGGCTGTAGTATTTGATGCGTAAGATGTCCCAAAACTATCTCTTAAATACAACTCTACAAATCCTGAAGTAACGTTCGTTGCATTAGCGAATTGAATATACGACCTTGCCTCAACGTTCCAAATCCCAGCCGGTAGGGTTATAGTTAATAAATTCCCTGAACTTGGTCCTGCTGGTATGCTAACAGAGGAAGTAGGTAAATACGAAGTAATTTGTTGTCCGATTTGACCACTTGATTGTTTTAGTCCTAAAGCACTTCTAAATGACATTATTCTATATTATAGAAATATATAAAACAATGAAACAAAATTAAGCCACACGTGTTGCCTTAAGAATGGTGGTTGCTCCTGTTCCAGCCCCATCTGTAATAATCTCAAAAGAACCTCCAGTATAGTCTATAGCGTAAGCCATATCGTATGATGTTTGACTCGTTATATTCACAACAGCACTCATATTAAGATATATGTTTGATGAACCATTAAATGTTTCTCCTGACGTTGCTGTTGTTCCTGTTGCTTGAGAAATTACCTGATTAGATGCTGATTCCTGTATGGTAAATTCGCTGTATCCAGCAGTAAAATTTGCTGGGGAGACCACTTCACAGGCTACACTTCCCTCAATAGCCCATACTCCAGCATCAAGGGTTATTTGACAGAATGTTCCAGTTTGTGGAGAACCTGCTGGAATAACAAAAGTGGAGGCTAATTCAAGAGATACTTGTTGTCCTAATTGACCAGAATTGTTGTTGGTAATGCCTACTGCACTTCTTACTGACATTTTATATATTATCAATACATAAAATATTTGGCTAAAGTTTTCTTCTATTTATGCGATTCGGATAACTTGAAGACTACCATCATCCGTTGGGGTTCCAGAGTTGGAACCTGATGCGGCGGTTCGGAATCTGGAATATACCATAAATGCATTGGAGGTTGTGAAATTCCAGATATTCACACTGGATTGCTCAACACTGGCTCCAGGTGGAATGAATGAACCTGCTGAACTTGAGATGGCTGTTGAACCATCTGAAGCATCAACTACTTCAATATAACTATCCATACTTCCAATAACGTTGGTAATGTTGGCTACTGAATAAGCCACGTATGTTCCTGCTGGAAGTCCTGTTCCAAGAACTCCTGCTGTGTAATATATTTGGTCTTGACTTACACCTGATATTGGCGTAGTGATTGCTCCAGAGATGATGTTTGTGTTCTGTCCCAATTGACCAAGTTGTGGGGCTGGAACATAACCTAATGGGTAAGCAAAGGATACACTCTCACAAGCGATTGAGGGATTTACGGATTTGGAAGAAATAGCACTCATTCTTTTATACAATACCTAAATATTTTATTTTTTATGCATTCTTCATTTTTAAAGTGGTCAAATTCTCTAAAGGAATAAATAAATAATCTGTCATATCATCGGCTTCATTTATTCGGCTATATGGCTTACACTCAAATGTATCAAATACTTCCTTGTCATACTTTATATAGCAAATCTCGTCCGTAAAGTTGAATATAAAATACTGGTCTTTAGTCGTATTGATAATTTTGTTTAGTGTCAGTAGTGTGGTTGGATAGGCATTTTTCTTACACTTCCGTGATTTTACTTCGTATGTAGCATCTCGGTCTTCAAAATCGTATTTACAATATCTTTGGGGAGTTCTTGCTAAAGTAGGACTATTGAAAAATGT